TGAGCTGCAGGTAGTCGACGATGACGAGGCGGAGTCCGACGGTGCGGACCATGTGGCGGATCCGTCCCCGCAGCATCGGCAGGGAGAGCTCGGCCGAGTCGTTGAGGTAGAGCGGCGCCTCGTTGATCCGTTCGGTGGCCCGTACTTCGCGGGCGACACCGGCGTCGTCGACGATGCCCTGCTTGATGTGGTGCAGCGGGACTCGCGCCTCCGCGGACAGGATGTTGTCGCTGAGCTCCTCTTCGCCCATTTCGAGGGACTCGAAGAGGGTCGGGATGCCGTTGTGGATGGCGGCGGCGCGGGCGAGTCCAAGCCCCATGGTCGACTTGCCCATTGCGGGACGGGCGGCCACGACGACGAGCTGGCCGGCCTTGAAGCCCCCGGAGAACAGGATGTCCAGGTCGAGGAAGCCGGTCGGGATGCGGTCGTCGTTGGTGGGTTTGGTGACGGATCGTTCGAGGGCGCCGCCGATGATGTCGCGCACCAGCTTCGGGGTACTGGTGTCGCGGTTGCGGACGATGTCATCGAGGGCGTCCTGGGCTGCGGCGATGTCGACGGTCGAGTCGAAGCCGGCGGACCGGCCGCGCAGGCTGATGTCGTGGCCGAGCGCCGTGAAGCGGCGGGCTACGGATGCCTCGGTGACCAGCCTGGCGTAGTACGACGCCGCGGAGTACGAGATCTGCGCCTCGTCGTACAGGCGGGACAGTTGGGCAAGGTCGAGCGCCGGGACGGGCATGTAGCCGGTGGCGCGCCAGGACTGCATCTGCCGGTCGACGGCCTGCCAGCGGATCTCACCCTTGGTGAGGGTCTCGCGGATGGCGTCGACGGCGTGCCACACCCACCGCAGCTGATCGGACTGGATGTCGGCGGGGTCGAACTCTCCAGCAATCTCGTCGATGAGAGCGGGGCGGGCCATGATGGAGGCGGCGATGATCCGCTCGGCTTCGATCGCGGACGTGCCGGGCTGGGTTGTCGTGTCGTCGGGTCCCCAGATGTCGGTGTCGGTGCTCACGCCTCGGCCCCCAGTCGGCGGTCGGCGCCTTCGAGGAGGACGACGCTGTCGCCGCACATCTCAGCGAGGCGGGAGGCGACGCGCGGGCCGGCGACTTCAGAGAGCTCGTTCGGCAGCACGTCACACGTGATGATCACCGGGCGGCGGTTGACGTAACGCTCGTCGAAAATCTCGTACAGGCGCTCCTGCGTCCACGTGCTGGCCTTGGCCGCCGCCAGGTCGTCGATGAACAGCAGGTCGCACTCCTGGAGTTCCTTGACCAAGGTGCGGCGCACCTCGTCCGGCGCGTCGGGGCGGAGGGCGTCAAACAGCGCGGTCGACCGGAAGGTGCGCAGGTCGGGCCCGCCGGACCAGGGGCGACTGGGGGCGTACCAGGCTTCAAGCCAGCGGCGGCAGGTGCGCCAGGCGGTGTGCGTCTTGCCGACGCCGATCGGGCCGGTGAGGAACAGGCTGCTGCCGCCCCAGCCGGCGATCCACTGGTTCACGCCTTCGGGCAGGTTGATGGGCTGGCGGTAGATGAGCGGGGTCCGCCCGTCGAACCGCTCGAGCGCGTAGGCGCTGCGCTCGAGGAGCCACAGGTCGCGGAGGCTGATGTCGTCAGCGGAACTGGAGGGCACTCTTCTTCTCCTCTTCGGTCATGGTGCGGGGCGCCGGCTTCGGGCCGGATCCGTTGGCGCCGGGCCGGCGGATCTTGCTGAGGGCGATATCGATCGTTGAGCCGGAGACGGACATGCCGTCGCGGACGAGGCGCTCGAGAGCGTGGGCGAGTTCGTTGCGCTCGACGCCGTTGCCGATGGCGGTGCGGATCACGCTGCGAACGGCGATGTACGACTGGGCGCGGCCTTTGCCGTGCCGCTCCCAGAAGGCGTTGGTGAGCTCGTCGGCGACGGGGTGCTCGGCGACCTTCTTGGACTTCGGCTTGCGGGCCGTCTTCTTCGCAGGCTTCTTGGCCGCAACGGGAGGCGCGTTGTCGTCCTGCTGCTGCGTGTTGTCGCCGGGGTCGTCTGCGGTGGATTCCGCAGCAGTAGTTGTTGTGTGGGTTGTGGGTTGTGGGGGTGGGGTAGCCACGGCTCCTTCTGAATGAGCCCCGGCTCGCTCTGAGTGAGCCCCCGCTCCTTCTGAATGAGCCGTGGCTCCTTGTGAGTTGTCTGCGTCAGAGTGAGCCGTGGCTCCTTCAGAGTGAGCCGGGGCTCCTTCTGGCGGGTGTGGCACACGGAACTGCATTGCGTGTCCCGGTGTCGCGTAGAGGATCCGGCCGTCCTTGCCTTTGCCGATCGGGACGCGGAACTCCCAGCCGGCTTCGGCGAGCCTCTTGAGCGCGTTGCGGACGACGGCCGTGTCCTTGGCGCCGGTCCATCGGGCCAGGTCTTTGAGCGAGACCCTGCTCCGGCGCCCGTCGGCGTCGTGTCGCGCGTCATCGGCGATCTCGAGCGCGACGGCGCGCTGGAGGCCGGTGACGTTGGGACCCAACGCCTCGCGGATCTCGCGGCGGAGCTCGTAGCCCATCAGTTCTCTTCTCTCAGGAGGGTGTCACTGGGTATGGCTGCTGTTTCGGGACAGCCCTCATGGGGGCGGGTGGGCCTCTGGGTGTGAGGCTTCGCGCTCAACTGAATTGTACAACCCGACGGACATTACAAGCGAGCTCTTGTGTATCCTGGGCGCATGAGTGAGTCCGGGATCCGACAGCTGGGCGTCTCCGAAGCCCGCGCGAACATGACCGAGGTCATCGCCGAGGTACGCCTCCTCGGCCAGCCCGTCGCGCTCACCCGCCGGGACAAGCCGCAGGCCATGCTCATCTCGATGGACCGCTGGAAGGCCGCCGTCCTCGACGCCGAGGTGCGGCCCATCTACGACGACCTCGTGCGCCGGCTGAACAAGCTCGCTAATGACCCCGAGTTCGCCGCGGTCCTCGAGCGCAAGGACCCGACGCTCCTCGAGGTGCTCGAGCACCGCGCTCTCTGACTCCACGTCCCCTCCTCTCCTCCGGGCCCCGCTATGAGCGGGGCCTTTGTCGTGCGGTGTCTGGCCGGTCAGGGTCCGGCGCGCGGCCGGCAGACCGCGGTCACGCGGCGGCCTGGTAGGCGGTGCGGGCGAGGAGTCGGGCTCGGCGCTCGGGGTCGGGCACCAGGGCCGCACCCCATTCGCCGGTGGTGACGAACTGCCGCCCGATGTACTCCGTGTAGGCGGGCGGGATGGCTTCGGTGAGTTCCTCGTGGACGTCGGTCCACGTGATGCCCATGGCCGTCTGCATCTCGGCGACGGTGCCTTTGCCGCCGCCTTTGCCGTAGGCGGCGATGTACGGGCCGTCGCGGTAGATGCCGTGTCGCCAGCCGCGGACGGGCCCGCGGTGCTTGCGATGTGCGGGCTGTTCGATGGGCCAACCGCCGATGCAGCCGATCTCGAAGTGCCGGTGCCGGATGACTCCAAGCCCGAACATTTCGCCGCACAGGGTGAGGTCTTTGCGGATGTCCGCCCCGGTCACGTTCTCGATGACCCAGGGGACGCCGTACCACAGGCACAGTTCGCGCATCTGCGGGATGAAGTCCGCGTACTGGCGGCCGCGGTTGGTGCCCTTGGTGAGCGCGGTGTGCGGCTGGCAGGGCGGGGAGGCGTGGACAAGGTCGAAGGTCTGGCACATGTCGCGCATGGCGTCGAGTGCGTCGCCCTCGATGAACTTGAAGGGGTAGCGGGGGCGGGGTGTGATGTCGACGCCGACGACGTCGAAGCCTGCCCGCCAGTAACCCATGCCTGCCCCGCCGGCGCAGCAGAACAGGTCGAGGACGCGGGGCCGCCTCATGACGCCACCCTTCGGCTGCGGGCGTAGTAGACGGCCTGCCGGCTGACGCCGAGGCGTGAGGCGGTGATCCGTGCAGGCACCCCCCACTGGTCGCAGAGCGCGTAGGCCGCGCGCCGCTCGACCCAGGTGAGGCTGGCGGGCGCGTCTCCGGCGGCGGCCCGTTCGATGGCCATCTCGTCAGGCTCGGGAAGTGTCCAGGTCCAGTCGTCTCCGGCGGCCCGCCTCTTGGCCCGGGCGCGGTGGACGGTGCGGGGGGTGCAGTCCAACTGGTCGGCGATGGCCCGGGCGGATAGTCCCTGCCGGTCGAGCTCGGCGATGGCGGCGTGCCGCTCTGCCGGGCTCACGCTGCACGCTCCAGTCCGGCCTTGGCCGTCGTCCGCTGCCGCTTCTGGCCGGTGCGCCATTCCTGGACGATCTGCCGGACGGTGGAGATGGAGACTTCGTTGTCGAGGCGCTCACGGATCTGCTCGGGCTCGTGGCCGCACCAGGCGAGGTGGATGATCTCCTCGCGGCGGAGTCGGGCCTGCTCGTGGAAGTTGAGCTTCCGATCGGCCTGGTCCGGGTCGAAGGCGGGGTCGTCGATGCGGCCGTAGTCCTCCCACCACTGGGGGTTTTGCCAGCCCTCGCGCGTGGCGCGGTTCTTGTTGCGCGCTGAGGGACCGGGCTGGTTGCTCAGCTCCTCGTAGGCGGTGCGGATCTTCGCTGCGGTGCTGGCGAGGATGCTCGTGGTGTGGCCGTTGACGAGTTCGGCGACGACGGTGCGGTCGAGTCCGGAGGTCTGCCGGATCAGGAGGCAGGGGTGGCCGATGGCCATGAGGGCTCGGACTCGGCGGATGCTTCCGATCGCGGGGACGGAGATCCGTTGGTGGGTCACCTGCTCGATTCGGATGGCGAGGATGCGATCGGCGAGGCTGCGGCGGATGCGTTCCTGATTGCCCTTCAGGAGCTTGGACAACGTGGACAGGGAACAGTCGGCCGCGGTGGCGGTCTGCATCCAGCCGGCTCCGGCGGCGAAGAGGTCACGGAGGTGCTGTGTGACGGGTGCCGCGTCGGTGGTGAGGGGCTTGCCAGTGGCCGTCAGGTAGCGGCGGCGCTTGTTGTAGCGGCGTTCTGCCTGGCGGCAGGGGGTGCAGGGACAGCGGTCGATGCCGTGGTGGTAGCGTCCGCGGGCCCGGCTGGGGGTGCCGTGCGGCGGCAGGGGCTTGGCGGCGGTGGTCACGGCGTCTCCTCTCCGGGGCGGAGGTAGTTGTTGGCGGGTCGGGCGATGTCGGGGTTGGTGGTGGGTAGGGCGGCGATGCGGCGGCAGATCCACAGGGCTTCGGTGTCTTGCGGCGGGACGTTGTCGGGTGCGGCGGGTTTGCGGCGGAGGTAGCGGCGGATGGCCCAGCAGGCGAGGCCGAGCGCGGCTACGGCGGTGAGCCACGCGCCGTACAGGTCGGGGGTCATCGCCGCCTCCGGTGGAGGAGGGTGCCGATCCCGAAACCGATCGCGAACGCGACGACCAGGGCGAGCCACAGCAGGCCGAGGTTGATGTGGTTGAGGCGGTCCATCAGGCGGCCCTCCCTTGGCGTGCTGCGCGGGTGCCGCGCCAGGTGCGGACTCCGCTGCCGTCGCGGGTAGTGGTGAAGGAGGCGGGTTCTATGAGTCCCTCCTCGTGGAGCCGGTGCAGCAGCTGCCCCCACATCGACCGGGGGTTCGGGGGCTCGGGGAGTTTCTCGGCGACCTTGATGTGCCAGGACGCGAACTCGCGGCCGGACTTGGCGGCGGCGACGAAGGCGGGCCGAACGCGCTCCGCCCACGTCTCGAAGTCCTCGCGCGGCTCGGGCTCCGGCATGCCCTCCAGGGCTGGCTGTACGGCGGCGGTCATGACGCGTCCTCCCCGTCCTCGTTGAGGAAGTCGTCGACGGCCTGCTCGCCGTCGGCGTAGGCGGAGCACTGGCCGCCGTCCTCGGCGCTGACGAAGTCGAGGTCGCATCCGGTGCCGCAGTCGGGGCAGCCCCATCCGTTGCATCCGGGGGACTCGCAGCCGGAGTCGTAAGCGGGCTGACCGCAGTCCGGGCAGCCGCGCTCGTCCGGGACGTTGTGCGGACGGTTCGGGTCGAGGAAGACGATCTCGGCCACTGTTCCGGCCGTAAGGTTGATCGGCTCGATGGGAATGCGGATCTCATCCATGACGTGGTCTCCTGGATCTGAGGAGGCCGCCCGCGATTCGGGCGCGGGCGGCACCTCGGCGGTTACTCGGTGGGCTCGGGGCTGGAGGCCAGCCAGGCGAGGAGCGGGGCGGCGATGTCGCGGGCTCCGACGGGCCGCTCAATGACCTTCCGGTGGAGGTCGGGGCACCGGGACTTGAGGACTTCGAGCCGGTTGTCGAGGTCCATCGCCACGGCGACGTCGAACTCGTACTCGATGCCCTTGCGCTGCTCGGGCCGCATGCCGACCTGCTTCGGCTTGCCGTTCTCCAGCACCCACTCGGTGTAGGAGCGCATCGAGGCGACGACGTGGCCGGGGTAGGCGAGGATCGCGGTGACCATGTCGTTCTGCATGGGCGTGCCGTCTTTCCAGCCTGCGAACTTGTTGCCGCCGTACCGGCTGCTCGCCTTGTCGACCTGGTCGAGGGTGCCGTCGGTGCCCTTCCAGTAGTGGGAGAGGCTGTCGACGAAGACCGTGGGGTATCCGGCCTTGGCCGCAGCGTCCAGGACACGGACCAGGTCGCGGGGGTCGTAGCGGTCCATGGGGCAGCTGTCGAACTGGATGCCGCCGATCCCGGCGTACAGGCTGGCGGCGCCCTTCTCTGTGTCGATGACTGCGAACCGCTGTCCCCCGGACAGGCCGTGGGCGATGCTCAGCCCGGTCCAGGTCTTGCCGGAGCCGGACACGCCCTGGATGGACAGGCGGGCCTTGCGGCCGGCCTTGCTGGCCGGACGGAACGCGAACTGGTCGGCGGAGCCGTTCTGTTCGGCGGCGGGCCGTGCGGTTCGGGTGGGCGGTGGAAGCTGGGACATCGTGGGTTCTCCTAGGCGTACTGGCGCTCGACCCAGGCGGGGAGCGCGGTCATCGGGTTAGGCAGATATCCGGGCCATTCGCCGCTGTCGCGGCAGATGGCGTAGGTGTTGAGGGCGACCTCGTTGAGGTGGCGGCCGATACCGCGGGCCATCGGGTCGCAGGTCGTGACCACGACGAGGTAGGGCGGTTCCTTCTCCTGCAGCACGAACTGGAACGGCTTCTCCGGGTCGGCTAGGTCGAGGGCGAGGCCGCCGTCGAGGTACCACTCCTGCTGCTGCGCGTAGCCGTGCTCGTAGAACGCCTTCTCCAGGTCCTCCCGGCGGCAGGACCGGGCGGTCTTGTAGTCGACGATCTGGCCGTCGTCGCGGAGCCAGTCGAAGCGGCAGCGGCGCCAGATGCCGTTGTCCTCCCAGAACGCCGACTGCTCAGCGAGACCGGAGCCGGGCTCCAGGAGCCGGGCGGCTTCCTCATCGGCCCGCAGTGCGGCGGCCATGGCGCGGACCTGCTCTAGCTCGTGGCGCTTGAGCGGGATGTCGCCGGCGGCCCGGATGGCGGCGACCTCGGCCTTGATGGCGTCGGTGTCCCACCGCTTGGCGTCGACGAGGACCAGCTCGGGGCCGTCGTCGAGGACGAGCTTGTGGGCGGCGGTGCCGAGTTCCAGCTCCTTCTTGTAGGGCTGCGGGTTGTCGAGCTGCCACTTGAAGGCGGCCGGGCACTTGTTGATCAGCGTGCGGGCGCCGGTCGAGGAGAGGCTGCCGCCGGGGATCGGGTCACGGTGGTACAGGTCGGCGGGGATGTCGTACAGGCCGGGCTCGACCTCGACCGGCGCGGCGGTCATGCGACGCCGTCCAGGGGCATCGGGCGGGCGCACGCCTCGCACAGGTCGTCGTCCGTGAACGGGCCGTCGTCCTGGCGGCAGCGGGCGCAGGACAGGGCGGCGATCTTCTTGAGCCGGTCGATGCCGTCCGGGTCGAGCTGGACTGCGAAGACCGCAGCGACGTAGTCGGGGAACTGCTCGGCCAGCCGCGCCTTGTTGTCGTGGTCGGCGTGGGCGATGGCTCGGATCAGGTGCCGCTGGAACTCGTTCGGCACGATGTCGGCCGCAACGATCTGGCAGATGGCGCCGGACGAGTCGAACATGAAGAGGACGTGCGCGGCGACGTCCGGCGGAATGGTGGGGCTGCTGAGGCTCATATGACGCTCCTTGAGGGTGTGCTGATGGGTGGCGGCTCGCCCCGACGGGGGGTGTGCGGGGCGAG